TCAGCCATAAAAGAAATTAGAAATGGGATCAGCAGAAGCATGGATGTTTAGCACCAAAGATGTAATCTGGATAGCAATGACAATAGGATCAGGACTATCAGCATACTACGCTCTTAAGCAAGAGCTAGGTAAGTTAAAAGGTAAAGTAGACAAGCTTGGTGGAGATATGGTGTCTCTAGAAAGTGATCTTATGGCTAAAGAAACAAGTATCTATAATAGAATGGAAATACTAAAAGAAGATCAAAAAGCTGCTCACGAGAAGCTTGATCTAAAGATGGATAACCTTACTACGCATATGACTCAATTGAGTACTAACATTGCGGAGTTAACAGGATATATAAAAGCTAAGAGAGAAGAAGACGGTAAACGAGCTTAACTCTTATACAGTTAATATGATTTAGGTTAAGTACCTGGGTAAAAGTACCTGGGTATTTTTTTTATGTAAACGTTTGGAGTTTAAACTTTTTACTATACATTTGTTTAAACCTAAATAAGTTACATCATGGAAAACCAACAAGAAATGTCTAAAGAAGAGATGGCTGCAAGAAAAGCTAAACTCACCGAGTTCTACAAAGAGCAAATTCAGTTTCTTAAAACACAGTTAGAATATGAAACTCTTGTTGCAGACGTAGAGGACCAAAGAGCACGTGCCATATTTGCACAAGTGAAAGTAGGTCAGATGCTTGCAACACCACCAACACCACCAGAAGAACCTAATACTGAAGAATGATGGCTATAGTAAATCAGGTACGCAAAACTGTTAAGATGGACTTATGGAGTATAGTTAAGTTTCAACTTGCTGTACACTGTCATCTTAAAGATTTGAATGTATCAGATTTAGATCTCAATTGTGTTACTTTTTTAGCATTATCAGGAGAAACAGAGCTTACAGAGTTCTGTGAAAGTGCTACAAGGAACAGTATTTTTAGCAGTCCTCAGTCTGTTAGAAATGCTGTTACTAAGGCTGAGAAGAAGAACTTGTTAAAGAAGAATGGTAGAAATCGTAAGACAATACAATTGAATCCAGATCTAAACATTCAGATACAAGGTAATATATTGCTAGACTATAAATTTGTAAGAGTTGAGACCCAAGAAAGTAACAGAGCTGTTGAAACAGTACAGCAAGAAGCATAAGGACCCTACACTTACAGAAGATATTATAGTCTTCTATTGGGAAACTCTCAGGAAGCTTATGAGTAATAAAGAGCATTTTAACTTTGCTTTGAAAGGGCTCGGTAACTTTAGAGTCAATGAGAGAAAGCTCAATAGCCTACTAACCAAGAGTCATATCCATCTCAAAAGTTTAAACCCTAAAGAGTTTAAATCTTTTGCCAAGTATGATAACGTTAAAGAGAATCATGACAAGCTAGCTAAACTTAAAGACATGATTGTTCAGGAAAACAGAAAAGGTATAACACTAAAAGTAAATAGAGTCAATGCTCAAAAAAATCAAGAAAATCTGGGAGAATAAGTGGCTAATCCTTGAGGGGATGTTTAACTACTATTTCACACGTAAGAAGATTGAGAAGGTGGCAAGTTACAGAAATGATATATGTAGCACATGTCCTCTCATTGATCTTAAGGGTGATAAGTGTGAGATGCCCGGGACTCAACCTTGTTGTGGTGACTGTGGTTGCTCTCTTAAGTATAAGACTTACAGCATGTCATCAGCATGCCCGCAGGGTAGATGGTTTGCTGTAATGACTGAAGAAGAGGAAGATGATTTAAACGCTAAACTAGAAAACCATGGCGATAGTATTTAAACCAGAAACACATAGTTATACCAGCATTGATCCTAATGAGAACATCTCATGGGTTAGTGTAACAGGTATCATATCTAAATTCAAAAAGCCTTTTGATGCAGATCTTGTAGCTGAGAAGTCTATTAAGAACAAAAAGAGTAAGTGGTACGGGATGAAGGTTGAGGATGTTAAAGAAGCTTGGAAGAATGAGTCCCAGAAAGCTGTTAATCTAGGTACATGGTATCATGCACAGAGAGAATCAGCTTTTACATCTTGTGATACTATAGAGAAAGACGGATGCTCAGTACAAATTTTTAAACCTATAGAATCTGACGGAATTAAAAAAGCACCAGATCAAAAATTACAAGAGGGTATATATCCGGAGCATATGATGTATCTTAAGAGTGCAGGGGTATGTGGTCAAGCAGATAGGGTAGAAGTGATAAAAAGTACAGTAAATATTTATGATTACAAGACTAATAAAGAAATTAAGACTGAGTCTTATGTTAATTGGGAGGGACTTAGTGATAGAATGCTTCCTCCACTCGGTCATTTGGATGATTGTAATCTTAACCATTATGCATTACAGTTAAGTTTCTACATGTATATGCTTCTTAAGCATAACCCTAAACTTAAACCAGGTAAGATGATCATTGAGCATATACTGTTTGAAGAAGCTGGTAAAGATGCTTATGATAACCGCGTTGTGTTATATGATGAATTTGGTGAGCCTGTAGTAAATAAGATAGTAGAGTATGAAGTACCCTATCTTAAGAATGAAGTAATAAGTATAATAAACATATTAAAAGATAATGTCTAAACTAAACAGTAATATCAACCTTTTTAAATGCTATGTAAGAGTTTCTCATTTTACAAAAAATGAGGCGGACCATGATACTTATCATCGGGCATATGCTTTTGCTATACAGTCATGTGCAGGTAAGATTTTAACTTTTCACATTATGACTGAGTATGGTATGCTCAGATCAAGAGTTCCTATATCGGAAATATTCATGCAGGTACCTAAGAATGATATTCCATTTCACTTCAAGCAGCTATGGGATTGTTTCTCAGAGAACGTAAGTGTCATTACTTATGACTACCTATGTGAGAAAAGATGTGAGGTTGTTCTTAAGGATGGATCTAAGATATGGGCTAATTATCTGACTACGGTAGACTGGTACAGTAATGACTACTCAGATGGACCTAGCGGACCTAGTGATTATAAATGCGGTCATATACTTATAGCTGATGATGGATACTTGTTATGTCAACCAAATAATAGAATCTATTGGAAGGATAGCAATTGGATTACCAAAGAGTTTCCTCTTGATACAAAAGATATAAAAGTAGATAGTGAATTACTTTCTGTAGAAACCATATCTGATAGATGGGTGAGTGAGGATTCTAATTCTTATTACTATAATATAAATACAGAAGTATAATGCTCCTAATAGAAACTTATATAGCTGAATCTCCAGGTATGGGGCTTGGCTTATTCTCTAAAAACTTAGTACCAAAAGATACTGTTATATGGAGATTTGTAGAAGGGTTTGATACAAAAGTTAATAAAGAAAAATATGAGTCTTTATCTGAACTTCAAAAAAAGTTTGTAGATGAGTATTTTTGGAAAGAGGGAGATTATCTATATTCTTCTTGTGATCATTCAGTTTTTCAAAACCATAGTAGTAATCCTAATTCTATAGGGAGAGGTGAAGATGAGATGATAGCTGCTAGGGATATTCAACCTAATGAAGAAATACTAGTAAGCTATAATACATTTGATGATGACTTTGACCTTTATAAAGACAAATTAATATGACTAAGCTATTTGATATAGAGAATAAGGTGCTTATACCAAGTGAGAGTTGCTATGCATTACCCACTTTAAGAAGGATTATGGATGAGTACCCTGAGAATTATCTTAAGGTGTACCAGTACTTATTTTACATGAGTTGTCCAAACCCAGATATAAATCCTTTCTTTCATATTGCTGAAGATGACAAAGAAGAGGTTATATTAGCAGAAATAGATGCAGACTTTAGTTCTGAGGATGACTTTATCCCGGGAGCATTAGAGTTCTGCAAGAAGTTATATGAGACACCAACATCCAGAGCTTACAATGGTATTAAGCAAATGCTTGACAGACTTGGTAGATATATGGAGACAACAAATATTACTGATGGTAGAGATGGTAATCTTACAGCTCTTGTTAATGCTGCTTCCAAGTATCAGCAAATTAGAGAAGCTTATAAAGGTGCCTATAAAGATCTTCAAGAAGAACAGGCAGGACGCGCGCGCGGGGGTGCAGGACTTGCATATGATCAAATGTAATCTTAACTAATATACAATGGCTACTGAAAACATTAAGAAGAATCCCCCAAAGGGAGATATAAAGTTTGCAATAACTTTATCTGAGGAGCAGAAGAGAGCTAAAGAATTAATTTTAGCAAAGCCTTATAACTTTATTATAGGGCAAGCAGGTAGTGGTAAAACACTATTGGCAGTACAGATAGCCTTAGACCTATACTTTAAACGTGAGGTCAACAAGATAATTATAACAAGACCTACTATATCTACTGAGGATAACGGATTCTTACCTGGATCAGAGAAAGAAAAGATGGAACCTTGGTTGGTACCTATTAAGTCTAATATAAAAAAGGTTTATGATAAGCCTGATATTATTGCTAAGTTAGAAGATTCAGAAGCTTTAGAGTTAGTATCTCTTACACATTTTAGAGGTAGAACCTTTGAGAATGCTGTATGTATAATTGACGAGTGTCAAAACCTAACCAAACCTCAATTACAAATGTGTTTAGGTAGATTGGGTAAAGGATCACTAATGATATTTACAGGAGATAATCATCAGATAGATCTTAAGTTTAAGAATGATTCTGCTATTCACGAGGTTCCTAAGTTAGAAAAATCTAAGTGGGTTAATAAACTAGTTCTTAAAGATAACCATAGACACGAGGCTCTTAATGAGGTCTTGAGACTTTTAAATGAATATTAATGCTGCAACAAACTGATATAGAAATTCCTACATGGGAGAATGGAGAGTGGTCAGTAACTACTTTTCCTACTCGTGATGATTTCAAAGAATTTGTTGAAAGTATCTTTAAAGAACCAGGTCAATATGAATTTGATGAGACTAGCAAAATGTTTAATGAACAAGCTAGACAATTCAATCAGTTTAGTTTTTACTGTAAAGCTCCTCAGGGAACTAAAGACTTTATTCAATACTGGAATGATCAGAAGAATAAATGCAGGGTAGGTGCTATCTATAAAAGTAATGGTAACGCTTGGTATATACCTCGTGACTATTACATGTGGTTAAACTTTCTACCTATCTTTAATAAGGAGATTCAAAAGTTTGGTTTTGCTGATGTCAGAGATGCTCAGTATCACTTAGCTCTATATGAATGTTTAGCAGAGTTGTCTTATAGACATGCTGCTATCTTAAAAAAACGTCAGATTGCATCATCATACTACCATGCGGGTAAGTTAATTAATCAGATATGGTTTGAGGAAGGGGTTACTCTCAAGATGGGTGCTAGTCTCAAAGACTATATCAATGAGAAAGGTACTTGGAAGTTCTTAAATGAATATGAAGCTTTCTTGAATCAACACACAGCTTGGTACCGCCCTATGAACCCTAATAAGGTTATGATGTGGCAGCAGAAAATTGAGACAACTACAGGTATTCAAAAACGTAAGTCTGAGATAGGACTTAAGGGTGTTATGCAGGGAATGTCATTTGAGAAAGATCCTACCAATGGTGTAGGGGGACCGTGTAAATACTTTTTCCATGAGGAAGCAGGGATTGCTCCTAAGATGGATACAACATTTGAGTACATCCGTCCTGCTATGAAATCCGGTTTCATGACTACAGGTATGTTCATTGCTGCTGGATCTGTGGGTGACTTGTCTCAGTGTGAGCCATTAAAGAAAATGATCACGAGACCTGATGCAAATGATATCTATAGTGTAGAATCTAACTTAATAGATGAAACAGGTGTTATAGGTAGAACAGGATTGTTTATTCCTGAGCAGTGGTCAATGCCTCCATACATTGATGAGTATGGTAACTCTAAAGTAGAAGAAGCATTACTAGCACTAGATGAGCAATTTGCCGATTGGAAAAAAGATCTTGATCCTCAAGAATATCAGCTCCGTATATCTCAGCACCCTAGAAATATTAAAGAAGCTTTTGATTATAGAACTGTATCTATGTTCCCTCAACATTTAGTTACAGCACAGCTTAGAAGAATTGAAGATAAGATGTACCCTTATGAGTATCTTGATATCTATAGAGGAACTGATGGACAGTCAGCTGTATCTACAACTAATAAGATACCTATATCAGAATTTCCTATTACAAAAAGTACAGAAGATAAGACAGGTTGTTTAGTAGTGTATGAGCGTCCAGTTAAGAACCCAGAGTTTGGAATGTACTATGCAAGTATTGACCCCGTGGGTGAAGGTAAGACAACTACGTCAGAATCTCTTTGCTCCATTTATGTATACAAAACTCCTGTGGAAGTTACTAAGAATGATGGAGAAAAGGTAGAGACATTTATAGAACATGATAAGATTGTAGCTGCATGGTGCGGACGTTTTGATGATATTAATAAGACACATGAGAGACTAGAGCTTATAATAGAGTGGTATAATGCATGGACCATTGTGGAAAATAACATTAGCCAGTTTATTAACTATATGATCTATAGAAAGAAACAGAAATATCTGGTACCGAGATCACAGATCTTATTCCTTAAAGACATAGGCGCCAATGCTAATGTATTTCAAGAGTATGGTTGGAGAAATACAGGTACCCTATTCAAGAGTCATATGGTAAGTTATGCTATTGACTTTCTTAAAGAAGAGTTACATCAAGAAGTAACAGAAGAAGGTAAAGTAGTTAAGACAACGTATGGTATAGAACGTATTCCGGACATCATGTTACTTAAAGAGATGATGGCTTATAGAGATGGAGTTAACGTGGATAGACTTGTATCATTTGCTGCTTTGGTAGCTTTTGCTAAAGTTCAACAGGCAAATAGAGGTTATAAAAAACGTTATGAGGAGACCGGAGCAGGAAAAAACTTGGATAACTCTAATAAATTCAGTAAATTAAATATGAGCCCCTTCCGTCATATTGGCGGAGGTAGCTCTGCATTCAGTGGTATGAAGATGCCACGATCACCATTTAAAAACTTCAGATAATATGCAGGTATATAACGCAATGCAATTAAAGAATGGGGCTAAGGGTGAGTACAACCGTATGGGTACTCTCAATCAGCCTGTTCAGTTTTTGCCAAAAAAGAAAAAAGATCAAGAGTGGGCTGCTTGGAACCTTGACTGGTTAGAGTGGGAAGGTCTTAAGCAAGTGCGCAGAAATGCACGCAGACTCATGAAAAACTATAAACTTGCAAAGGGTATTATAGATAAGACTGACTACATTGTAGAAGATGACAATGAGTATGCTGATCTTATTGATACTTTAACTAAAGAGGATGCATCTGCACTTGAGTTAAAGTTCTACCCTATCATTCCTAATGTAATTAATACTCTTGTTTCAGAGTTTGCAAAACGCAATACGCGTGTAAGCTATACAGCAGTTGATGAGTATTCATATAATGAAATGCTTGAGCTTAAAAGAACTCAAGTAGAAGAAGTTCTTTTATTTGAAGCTGAGCAAAAGATGGCAATGGCTCTAGCTGAAATGGATCCTAAGTCAGAGGAGTATCAGCAAAAGATGTCTCCTGATAACCTTAAGACTTTACCAGAAATTCAACAGTTTTTTAATAAGGACTACCGCAGTATGGTAGAGCAATGGGCTGAACACCAGCATAGAGTTGATGTTGAGCGTTTTAAAATGGATGAGCTTGAGGAGAGAGGTTTCCGTGATATGTTAATTACTGACCGTGAGTTCTGGCACTTTAAGATGCTTGAAGATGATTATGATGTAGAGTTATGGAATCCGGTTCTTACATTCTATCAGAAGTCACCTGATACTCGTTATGTATCACAAGCTCAGTGGGCAGGTAAGTTTGACATGATGACTGTATCTGATGTTATTGATAAGTATGGTTGGTTAATGACAGAGGATCAAATGAAAGCTCTTGAGCTTATCTACCCTGTACGTTCTGCTGGTTATCCTATCCAAGGTTATCAGAATGATGGATCTTACTATGATGCTACCAAGTCTCACGAGTGGAATACTAAAATGCCATCATTAGGTTACCGTCAGTTTACCTCTATGTGGGATAATGCCTACTATGGAGGTGATATAGTAAACTGGATTATGATGAGCAGTGAAGACTACTTTGATTTAGGTATGAGTAACATGTTACGTGTTACCACAGTTTACTGGAAATCACAACGTAGAATCGGTCACTTAACCCGCATATCGGATAATGGTAATGTATCTCAAGATATAATTGATGAAACATATGTAGTTGTAGATAAACCGGTTTATAATACAAATATTCTTAAGAATAAGAGTAAGGATAACTTAGTATTTGGTGAGCACATAGATTGGATCTGGATTAATGAGGTATGGGGTGGTGTTAAGATTGGACCAAACCGTCCTACATTCTGGGGAAGTAATAACCCGGGTGGTATTAACCCTATCTACTTAGGAATCAATCAGAACTTGATTAACCCACTTAAGTTTCAATTCAAGGGTGATAACTCAATGTATGGTTGTAAACTTCCTATAGAAGGTGCTGTATTTACAGACCGTAATACGAGATCTACAGCTCTTATTGATTTAATGAAACCTTTCCAGATTGGATACAACATTGTAAACAATCAGATTGCAGATATCTTAGTAGATGAATTAGGAACCGTAATCCTACTTGACCAGAATGCTTTACCTAGACACTCATTAGGAGAAGACTGGGGAAAGAACAACCTAGCCAAGGCTTATGTGGCAATGAAGAACTTCCAGATGTTACCGTTGGATACTTCTATTACCAATACAGAGAATGCGCTTGCTTTCCAACACTATCAGAAACTTGACCTTGAGCAGACTAACCGTTTGATGTCTCGTATTCAGTTAGCTAATTATTTTAAGCAACAAGCATTTGAAGTAATAGGTATTACACCACAGCGTCTAGGTCAGCAGATTGGACAAACCAATACAGCTACTGGAATTGAACAAGCAGTAAGTGCTTCTTATGCACAAACTGAAACTTACTTTATACAACACTGTGATTATTTGATGCCTCGCGTGCATCAGATGCGCACAGACTTAGCACAGTATTATCAGTCCACTAAACCATCTACAAGGTTACAATACGTTACATCAATGGATGAGCGTAAGAACTTTGAGATAAATGGTACTGATCTATTGCTAAGAGACCTTAATATATTCTGTACTACTAAAGCTGACCATAGAGCTACGCTAGAACAGCTTAAGCAAATGGCTATTCAGAATAATACAACTGGTGCATCTATCTATGATATAGGTAATGTATTGCGTTCTGAATCTATTGCTGAAGTATCTACTATTCTTAAAGCATCTGAAGCTAAGCAAAAAGCTGAGAAACAAGCTGAAATGCAACAAGCTCAACAAATGCAAGAACAACAGTTACAAGCTAAGGCTGAAGAACAACGTCAGAAACTTGAGTTTGAAGCTGCTGAGAATCAGAAAGATAGAGAAGCTAGAATTCTTGAAGCTCAAATTAGATCTGCTGGTTATGGTGCAATGCAAGACGTTAACCAAAACCAAGAGAGTGACTACATTGATTATCTGGATAGAATGGAGAAGAGCGATCAGTATGCTCAAACTATGAATCTAAACAGAGAGAAAGAGACTGTCAAGCAGATGGAGCATAGAGATAAAATGAATATTGAACAGCAAAAACTTAATACTCAACGTGAAATAGCACAGACTCAATTACAGATTGCACGTGAGAATAAGAACAAATTTGACAAAGGTGAGGATAAGAAAGATAAAAAGAAATAAGGTTTAGCCATATAATGCGGAATAATAATTTCCTAATGCTAATCTTTAAAGTTTAAACTCATACTTTTGCGTATATTAATAGTGTAGACTAAAAAACCAACCAAATGGCTACTGAAGAAAAAAACCAAGAAACAACCTCTATTGAACAAGTAGAGATGAACCTAGATGAAATTCTAGGAACCCCGGGTGCAGAAAACGTTATGCTCCCTGAGACAGAAAAGAAACCTAATGTATTTACAAAGGAATCTGTTGATCTGTCTTTCCTTGAAAAGGACACTGATGAAGAAGGCTCAGAGTCAAAGGATAATAAACCTGAAGAAGTAAAAGGTGCTGAAGTTCTTAAAGAACTTGATCAAGAGTTTTTAGGTCAACCTGATAATGATGAAGATGATTCTGATTCTGATTCTAAAAAGACAACAGGAAGACCAAAGCTTGATAAGAGCGGAACTAGTGAACTATTCAAAAAGCTTATTGACAAAGGACAGATTGTACCCTTTGATGATGATAAGCCTTTAGATGAGTACACTATTAAAGACTTTGAAGAACTTCTTGAAGCTAACATTGTAGATCGTGAGAATCAGATCCGTCAGGCTACCCCTGTTGAGTTCTTTGATGCTCTTCCAGAAGAACTACAAGTTGCTGCTAAGTATGTAGCAGATGGTGGAGAGGATCTTAAAGGTTTGTTCCGTATTTTATCTGAGGTTGAAGAACACCGTCAGTTAAATCCTAAGGATGGCAAAGACCAAGAGCAAATTGTACGTGAGTACTTAAGAGCTACAAGCTTTGGTAATGAGGAAGAAATTGATGAAGAGATCTACAGCTGGAAAGACAGAGGTGACTTAGAGGCTAAAGCTCTTAAGTTCAAACCAAAGTTAGATAAGATGCAAGAACAAGTTGTTGCTAAGAAGCTGGCTCAACAAGAGAACATGCGTAAGCAGCAACAACAAGCAGCAAATGCCTACATGCAAAATGTATATAATACATTAAATGCAGGTGAGGTTAACGGTATCAAGTTGGACAAAAAGGTTCAAGGTATGTTATATACCGGACTTGTACAACCTAGCTACCCTTCTATTTCAGGTAAGCAAACAAACATGTTAGGTCACCTATTGGAGAAATACCAGTATGTTGAACCAAGACATGACTTAATTGCGGAGGCTCTTTGGTTATTAGCTGATCCAGATGGATATAAAGCTAAGATCAAAGACCAAGGTAAAAATGCTGCTGTTGAGAAAACTGTACGTCAACTTAAGACTGAACAAGCTAAGATGTCTACAAGCTCACCAGTAGTAGAACAAGAAGAAACAACACAAAGAAAGATCCCACGCAGTGGTAACTTCTTTAAGCGATAAATTAACTAACCCTTAAATAAACAAAAAAAACATGGCAACTCCAGTTTTAAACAATGGTATATTTCTACGAGATACCAACTACGCAGCTAGTTCACACGTAGATTCTTACCACTTGGTTAACA